CAATACCTCCCGCATTATTCCACTCACTTATTATTGTTGAGTTGTGTATTTCTACCGTTGAACTATTCGAAAGGATAGAATAACTGCTAGAAGATTTCGATATTAAATTATACGCTTTTGATGCACTTACTAATTGAGCGCCTCTTGATGATGAGCTTATACCCGTACAATTATATATAAATGCAGTCGATGCTGTAAGTCCAATACCGCTTACCGAAATACCCACACATCCAACTGCATTAATTGCATTTGTGACTTCTAATCCAACACTTGAAATAGACCTACCTACACAATTATAAGCGTTAGCAGCAGCTAAAAATCCACTGCCACTTGTTGATATACCTACACTATTAGATTGATTTCCTGCCAATCCATAAATACCGTAACCTGAATCAGATACACCTGTACAGTTTTGAATATCTCCACCACTATGGCAACGAATACCATAACCTCCGCTTGTTCCGTAACCAATCGAATTATTTAATCTTGCACCTACTGAAGAAAATATAACAATTGCACCCCAAGTAGTGGTCGCATAAGCCACCGCATAGTTAATTTCGTGTGTTGAGCTTGAATTAAATAATATACCAACACCACTACCTGAATTTCTAAAAGTTGAGCCTGAACAGTTAATTATACCACTTCCGTTAATTCCTAAAATTAAACAAGAATTATCGAATAAAGTTCCAGTGCTTCCCGTTCTAACAACGTTTAAATTATTGATATTACAAGAAGTTACTACTGAGTTGGCTGCTGAGAAAGCGTGACTTAAACCACTATTATTTAAAGTATATGTATAACCATTTCCGTTTATATTTACACCATTTTTCAAAGTAATTGTAACCGCTCCCGTTTCAGTAACATTTGCAAACATCTCAATAGTTTGTCCGCTTGTTGCTGCTGCCATTGCTAAAGTCAAAGTAGCATAGTAAGTGTATACACCTGAAGCGTTTGTGATTCCAAAGATACCGCTACCACCTCCGCCACTTATAACCAAGTCACCGCTTCCAAGTAAACTATTTCCGTTTATTGTTTTTATGTTTGTTGCGCTTACTAAGGTAGGTTGTTTACCGTTAAACGTTGTCCAATCTGCGCTACTTAAAGCACCCCTATTTGCAGCTGAAGCAGTTGGTAAATTAAATGTGTGAGTTGAGCCTGTTGAGTTAATTGCAAAATCAGTTCCACTTGTACCCGTTGCTAAGTTCTGAACTTGCGCAGTAATACCGTTCAAAGAAGTTAACCCCGTTGAGAATGTAGTAATTATTTGGCTTAGGTGATTGTCCTCAGTGTGTAGCTTAATTGTTCGACCACTTGGCGTTACATAGATTCTAACAACTAATCTATCCGTTAAAGCCAAAGTAGTTTGAGGTATAGCCAAAGCAGTTAAATATAAATCAATCGCAGTTCCACCCGTTATGATTTCGGGATTTGTTGAGTTAGATGCAATCAATGACAAAGTAGCACCATCCCATTTGTAAAGTTCTACATAAAATGATGGATTTCCACCGCTTGACGAAGAACTAAAATACGTTTCAAAATTCCAATTTCCTGCTGGTATCTCTAATTGATTAGGATCATTTGCATCCGTTATAAAAGATTGAATATATCCGTTTGCACTTATTGTAAAATCAGTCCCCGCTCCGATAATTGGAACTTTATTTATTTCACGCATTGCAATACCTCCGAATGTACCTTGACTTACTGAGCCATTCAAGTAATAACTAACCGATGCACCGCCTCCGCTTGTTGTAGGAAAGTTAGCTAAACTACCATCACCTCTTACATATTGACTCGCTACACCCGCACCCGTCACCGCAATATCACCACTTGACGTTATTGGACTATTTGCTACTGTGAATGCGCTCGGCATTGTTAAACCAACTGAAGTTACTGTGCCTGAAGGTAAAGCTGCTAAAGCATCAAAAACAGCATTGCTTGTAACAGGATTTAAACTGCCATTGGTAACAGCATTTTCTATTGGGAGATTAATATTTACTGCCATACTACGTTAATTGTTTCTGTTTTTAAACTTGGAATTGTTACACTTGTGGTCACCCCATTAATTATGAAGTTGTAAGTTGTATCAGGTAAAATTAAAGTCCCACCACTAGCAACTAGATTAAGATAGGTTGAATCTGTATTTCTTACTGTTGCATCCTCGCAAATATTACTAGGAATAGTTGCAGCATCGCAAGAAGTCATATCGTTAGGAATCAATACGTCAAACGAAGCAACCCATCCAGCTAAGTAGTTTTCAAATCTTTCGGTAAATGGTTCAATGTTTGGATTTCCGTCTAGCTGATATAATTCAGTAAATAGATCACCGCTTTCTAATACTTTAAGTAAACGAGCTATAACAGCAAACTGAGTATTCAACACATCTTGTTCGTTATCGTTTCCTCTAAATTGTCCTAGCGCAGTATTGTCAATTGCATCCTTAGAAATATCGACAATATCCATAGCCATAACAGAAATGTTATACCTAAAAACATTTCCCTCCATTGTAGCGTTATTAACTACAACATGAGATAGTGGAAATATAGTTTGTTTCTTAAGGTCAACACGAAAAATATCACCATACGTAATAGTGTTTACAAATACATCTTGAGCTAACTGAACTCTTATTCTTTCCGTTATGTTGTAAAATCCTTGCATTATGGGTGTACCTCAATAATTAAACTAACCTGATCTAATATATCGTTAGAAGCTACAAGTGCGGTTGTATAAGTTTCAACTCTGATTTTATCAACGTCAACTCTCCATGCTCTAGCAAATCCGTTTTTACCCCCCGTATTCATTACAACGTATGTTTTGTTATTGGTAAACTCACCCGTTAAAGTAAGTGTATAAACACCAACAGCAACATAAGCCCATGTAGGAGTTCCGCTTAATTGATTTATACCTATTGTAGAAGTTGGAGCATTAGTACTTGTTTGAGTTACATTTGCTTTGTAAGTCTTAATTCCATTACGAAGCTGCAAACCAGTTAACTTTCTACTACCAAATAAACCACCACCCAAATCTTGACTAACTTCAATTAAATCGGTAGCAGCTAAATTACCTGTTGAATGTGCTGTTAATTCACTTATCCTTACTTCCGCCATTTTCGTTTAATTTAGTTAGAAATACAGTTAACTTAATAATGTTTTCTTCTTTTGGTTTATAGTTCTTTCTCATAAGTACCAGCCTGAAAAGTTTATATCTCTATCTGGGTTAACATCTCCATTACTATTTGTGTTATACTCAGGATATAAGTTGTTATTAAAACACATATAATCAACAAATCTTTTAGTATAGTTTTCAGCAATGCTGCGTTCTTTTTCAACTAAGAAATCTACTTCCTCTTTACTTACCGATTCGCTATTTTCTGAACCATGCTTATAAACTCCTTTGTTAGCAACTGTATAAGCTGCCCAAGGTAAATACTCAACCATTGCCCAATGTATCAGCATAGGCTTTACATATGTAACTAAAAGGTTATTATAGTCCGTTGGTATTGTGTAAATTGAAGCTATTGTAACTGCTCCATTTGTACCACCTAAAACAGTTGCAGTATCTCCAACTTTGTAATTCGTACCAGCTGTGTTTATTGTGGCGTTTGTAATTAACCCACCAGCCGCTGTAATATTCAATTTTAAACCCGTTCCCGTTGCGCTTGTTGTATTTATAGCTGTTCCCGTAGTATATCCAGTTCCTTGGTTACTTACTGTTATTGCAGTTGGTATTCCTGAATTTGCTAAAATAACTTCAGATTGTAATTTTTCAAACAAATCAGTACCTAAGTAGTTTTGAATATGAATATCTTGAGAAATCTTAATGTATTGAACAAATTTATCTACATCAACATTACCGTTAAGTGATGTGCTTTTAGTTAAATCTTCTCTAGTTATGAATAGTGCTTGTGCCATTATGCTACGTCTGAGGGTAAATTAGTATTATTAGGGCTAAATCCTTTCAATGGCATATCGTTAGGCTTCATAGCAACCTCTTTAGGGTTTCTAACAACATAACCAAACTTCTCAGCTTTGTTAGTTGATATAGTTGGAGCGTTAGGACTTTTAACATCAATAGATTTACTTGCGCTAACGTAAGTCTTACGAACCCATTTGTGACCACATCTAGGACCGCCTTTGTATTTGAATATATCGTAAGTGTCTGTTCCAAATTCTCCAAAACCTTCGTTAACTACAGTCTCACTCATCATTGCAATATCTTCCTTGCGATATAACTTGTTACGTTGCATCATTAATTTACAAAAGTCACGCTCAGGTGATTTGTTACCATCGTACACATATCTTACCTTAAAGTAAAATCCATCAATCTCTTTGTCTTGGTTTGACTTTTGATTAGGTGAAGCAACACCTGAGTTAACAAATTCCCAAACCTTACTAAGTAAAGATTGCTTAGGCTTGAAATATTCCTTTAATTGATTATCAAAATCTTCTTCATTATCATAATCAACCTCTCTTTCATCTATTAACTCCCAACCTTCCAGGTCTTCATCTTCACCAAAGCGTGACAAAACGTCACTAAGTTTATCATGTGAACTCATCGCAACTTCCTCAGACTTTTGCTCATCCGCTTCAATGTCTTCAAATAAGTTTAAACGTCTAAAGAATAAGTCTAAGCTAATATTGTTAAATGCTAATATCTCAGCAATAGCGTCTAAGTGAATATCTTGTTGTGGTCTGATAACTGTATTGTGGAAATACTTAGCAGCTACTTCTATTTCATCAGCATTAGAACTGAAACCTTGACCGTCAGGAGAAATTCCTACAAGCATAGGTGAAGTAATACAATGACCTACTAATATTTTATTTCTACACTCAGTCGATAAGTAGTTGTAATGATCGGGTGCATCGTTTAATGGAATATCGTCTACCGTTGTTTTCTGCTCCTGGTTATTGTTAAATGATACAATTACTTTCTGACCTCTAGCACCTGTTAACTTACCAAGTACTTTCTTAGCTTGGATCTTTTGTTGTTCCTCAGTTGGTACACCATTATTAAAGTTGACTACCTTAGTACCACTAAATCCGTTATCCACGTCATTAATCAAATACTCAGAAATACGTTCTTCAAGAATACAATAGTCTAAGCATGGTTCATAAGCAACAGCTGAGAAATATTTTCTACCAACTGACTGCGCTCCAAATACAAGTAATTCAATACCCTCGTTAGAAGTTCCGAAAGATGGAATTCGTTTAGGTGGAAATGCTTTAGTATCACTCCAATTATCAGAATAATAATAACCCGTAATATTACCATCTTTATCGCACTTTTCAGGTCTAATTAAATTGATAGGCATATATTTTACCTTAACAATCTTATTGTGCGCTTTATTGTAAATTAATTGATATGCTCCTTGTCCTAAATGATATAAATTATCTCCAGCAGCTCTTAAGTCATGAGGTCTAAACAATGCTAACATTTGAGCAAAGTCATTAGGTCGCTTGTTTGCATTCTTAGCATACAATCCTCTACCATACATTAAACGTGCAATGTTGTTGATAATTGAACCGTTTGTTGTAGAGTTACGTCTGCGATCAATCAACCATGTATAATAGTCATTTTCAGTTCCGTATTCAACCCATTTATCTCTACCGTCTTCTATAATCTCAGGTTGAGTATAAGCTGATAACTCTAAAATATGTGTGTTATTAGTCATAAACTATAAATTCGTTATCCGTTGTGTTCTGAACATACTCACCGTTATTTATTGTGTATGTTGTAGCAGATTGATTAGTGCAAAATATCTTATCTTTATAAACTACATTAGCACCATCCAAGACTGTTAAGGTATAAGTGTGACCTTCTACTAATGCAATGATTTTAGAAATAACCGCATAGTAATCTAACTGAGTTATCGTAATGCTGTAAGTAATAGAATCTCTAGTAGTTTCATCGGTAATAATCATGCTATCCGCTGCAAATTGTCGAGGGATAATTTTAAAGGTTTGCGATGTAGCCGACTGTTGTAATACTATCATATTAATATAACAACAAAGTACCTAATCTGTTTTAAAAACAAAAACCCCCACCAATTAAGATGAGGGTTTCAATCAGTAAAAGTAGTATTAAGATCCTAATACGATAGTTACTCCAGCAGTAGTTAACAAAGCATCAGTTGTAGCTTCCATAAAGTTAGCTGGTACTGGCTCCATTCCTACAAGTGTCAAAGTGTAACCGCTTAAGTCACCCATTGCAGCACCTGTTGTAATAGTACCACCCGTTACATCCATCCCACGCTTTAGCCCACACATGAAATAGTTAGAGTTATTATCTACAACGATAACAGTAGGGTTTCCGTAAGCTAACAATTTCACTTGTTTGTGAGTAGCAATATCTTGCTTAGTCAACGTCAAGTTCAAAGTTTGCTCAAAGTAAGTTGTACCCGTATCTCTTGAAGATACAATAGTTTGTTCAAATGAACTAGCAGAACCTTTAAGGTCATACTTATAACCGCTAGGAGTTCCCGTTACGGTTTCAATAACATCAGTATTAGTTGAATCATAAGTTACTCCAGTCATGTCCCCTTGGTTCATGAAGAAAATAGCTTTCAATCCTCCTACTGTGTCTTTACATGGGAGCAATCTCCCTAAACTTAAATCACAAGGCATTTCGTTTATGTATTAAAAAAGGGGTAGGCGTTTATTTCACCCACCCCTTTCAAGTTAATTAATCTTGTTATTAGTTAGCTGAGTTAGTGATACCGTAAGTAACGATGTCAGTAACATTACCGTAGTTAACAGCACCTGTAAACTTCATGATAAAACGTACATTATCAGAACCGTCAATATCCTCCATGTCGATAACCTTAACAGCTTGGTGGTCATTCAACAAACCAGTACCGAAATACAAGTTATCCTTGTAAGTAGCAATAGCAACTGTTGAAGTCATACCCTTGCACATTACCAAAGGAACACCATCAACTGAAACTGAACCATCAGTATACCACATTGAACCCATTGCGTTAACACCGTTTGCACCAAGTCCTGATGTACCGAATCCACCTAATGATTGGATGTAAGCCTTAAAGATAGCTTGTGAACAGTAGATAGCAAATCCTTCGTAACCCCAAAGACGATCAGGAGTAGCAGCGATAATCTTACGCAATTCAACTAAGATAGTACCAGCAGCAACAGCAGCACCAGCAACTTCTTGAGCAGCAGGTAAAGCAGCATCAGCAGCTAACAACGTTTCAAATCCATCAAACTCACCAGCGTTAGCGTTAACACCTGACCAGATAGTAGTTTCCATCTTAGAAGCAACTTTAGCAGCAACGTGAGCAATTAAGAAATCAGCAAAGTTCTTAGGTAGTACATCAGTAGCTGAATAACCCATAGATACCGCTTCCCAATCAGAACGGAAATCAGCCTTACAAAGTTGTAAATTTACCTTTAATGATTCAGGTTGTAGAGTACGCTCAGTTAACGTAACTGTAGACGTTGGATCAAAGTCACATCCACCATTCTTAACGATATCGTTAACTGAGATGTTCTTTAATGTTTCACGATACTTAATGTTTGGTTTAACAGTGATTAAGTTCGATTCAATTGTGTTAGCTGACAAAATCGCAGCAGCGATATACTTACCTGCAAATTCTCCAGCGTAAGTTGTTGTCATGTTAGTTTGTGTAGCCATTTCTTTATATTATTATTTAATTCTTATTATGCTTGTGAAGCCCAAATTCCAACACCACCAGTAACGTACCACTTAGTAGCAGCTACAGCAGTAATTGTAACGAAGTCACCGTTGTTAGCAGTAGCTTTAGTGTTTACCAAATCTTTGTTAACTACACCTGAAGCAACTGAATCAGCAGCAGCATTAGCAATTGAACCATTAAATCCGTCAGCAGCGTTAGGATCTAATGTGATTAAGTTGTTACCGTCAGCACCAGTGTTACGGAATGTGAAAGTCATACCGATGTTGTTCGCATCGATTAAAGGCAAAGTAAGTACAAGTGCATCAGTAGCAACGTTGTATTCTTTCCCAGCGTCAGCAGCAGTAAATGTTGTTGAAGCAGTTACAGTAGATTGAGGTTTTCTAACTCTCAATACATCATTTGAAGTTGTAATTGGCATGTTTATTTGTATAATTTAGTTAATATTCTATCCATTGGAGATTGCGCACTATTTTTAGCATATCTAAAAACTTCAATAGGTTGTGCATTCTCAGGGTTGTGATTGATTGGTTCAGCAGCTGGTAGGTCATCTGATAACTCAACTTTCGTTAACTCAGCAATTCTAGCTTCTAACTCAGCAATCTTTTCTTCGTGTGCTGAAAACTGAGTTTCCTTAACGATTGATTCAATTACTTTTTTAGCAGTTGGAGCTTGTGGTGCAGCCATCTCAGCTTCAGGAGATACTTCAGCAACTGGTGCTTCTTCTTCTACTTCTTCTACTTCTTGCTCTTTAATCTCAGCAATAATACCTTCTTCTAAAACTACTAATACACGCTCATCTTCTAAAACATACTCACCAATAGGTAGAGCAATTTGAGCATCTTCAGTAATTACAAATACGGGTTGACCTACTTCGAACAATTCCGCTTCGATAACAGTAACCCCGTCAGCTAGTTTCATTTGCTCTAGCATAACCTCTACCGCTTTTAAACCTACTTTGCGTAGGATTGTGTTTATTGTTTCTTTCATAATCATTTAACTATTTAATTTATATTCTGTTGTAAATTCAACTTCTTACTATCTGAGTAACAGTACTTGTGTGACCGTTAATCAACGAACCTACACCTTGACCGCCTGACTTCTTAAGATAGTCTTTTAACTTTGGTTTAATTATTTTTGCCATAGGTTAATATCCTTTAAGATTTGATTTTGCTTCAAACGAAGCCTTACCATCTCTTGAAATTCTTTTAGATAAATCATTTAGCGACTTTACTAAATCATTAACACCTAAATCTTTTGCTTTTTGCTCTGCTGAAAGAACTTCTCTTGATAAAGCATCCCATAATTCCATAGCTGGCATAGCTGCCTTTGCTTGTCTGATTGATATAATAGCTGATCCTAAATCTCCTGCTAATTTTGAATATTTAGCTTGTAATTCATCATATAGTGACAACTCAACTTTCTGACTTGACAACACCGCATTCAATTCTTTTAAAATTTGTTCTTCCATTGTTTCTTTATTTTTACTTTGTAACTGTTCAAACCCATCGAAACGAGCCTCTATACTATATCCTTTAAACTTACCAGCTTTTACTTCATTCCAAACCGCATCGTTATCAATCTTAGACATCAAAACCCATTCACCACCTTTAGCACCTAACCCGTAAAGATTAGATTTGTCATGCTTAACATCTTCAACAACCCATGATTCGATAACTGTAATTCCGTCTACCTTTTCTTCATGATCCGTTGTAAATTTCTTTAACATCATTTTCTTCATAAAGTCCTCAGCAGCTTGTGCAACCGTTTCTTTAGTAAAGTAGATGTTAAACTTCTTACCACCCATTAAACGAAGTATGCGCTTCTCAGGAACTAAAGCAAACCCAACTACAATACGTCTTTCTTCATCGACTACTTTAAACTCAACATCTTGAGCAGCTAAGGCAACAAAGTTTTCTTCTATTGCTGGTTGGTCAACTAACGAAATAGCAAACACTCCATCGTCAGCTGATTTTATCGTTAACTCAATTTCTTGTATCTTCTCCATAATTTTATAACTATTTTATAGCGTTGCTGTTTTAATTTGGTTTCTATCTAATGATTGTGCAGTAGTTACAGCACCACTCACAACATAGGCTTGAACAGGGTTGTTATTTAATCCCTCCATTAACTGATTGGTGTTAGAATTACCCACTATGTTAAAGTTAGCTGGATTACTAGCTGAAGGTATAGAACCACCACCGCCTCCACCACCTGAAGCACCACCGCCACCGCCTTGGAATTTAGTTTTAGATATACTTGCTACTCTAACAAGTCCTTGAGCAATAGCTATACCAGCAGCAATAGCAGCACGTATTGGAGCATCAGGAGTTGTTATAGCCATTTGTGAAGCGTAAGCTGATTGAGCAGCTTGATAAGTTTCAATTGTTGTAGTAGCTATTGCAGCAGCTTTTTTTACATTAAACGCTTTCTTTTGTGAAGCTTCAGAATCTCCAGCAAACAAATCAGCAATTTCACCAAGTGTAGATAGTGCTGTTTTTGCCATGTTTAGTTCAGCGTCAAGTTGTGCTTTCTTAGCTGCCTTAGCTTTTTCAGCATCTTCTTTACGTTTAGCTTCTTTTATTTTATTCTCAGCATCGGCTTGAGTTTTCAATACATCTAAGTCGATAGCATTGTTCTCTATTGCTATTGCTCTTTTAGTTTGCAAGAAAGTTGTTTCTAATGCTAACTTACCAGCGTTAACTTCAGCTATTGCGTCAAGTTCTTCTTTACGTTTCTTAGCCGCTTCGTCATTACCCTTTTTAGCTTCAGTATTCAAACTTATCTGAGCAGTCTTTAAATCGTTAATTGCATCCTCACTCGCTTCTATTTCTTGGTTTCGTGTAGTAAGTTGAGCGTTTGTTGCTTGTAGTTGTTTCTCAGTTTCTTTATCAATCTCTTTAATCTGAGCTAAAGCATCACCAATTTTCTTAATGTTAAGTGATTGAAACACTCCAATCTTATCATCAACAATAGCTTGTTTAGCTGCTAGGATTTGCTGCTGTAGTTTCTCCTTAGTTTGTTGTTGTGAAGCCTTTAGTTTTTCTTTCTCGCTGTTAAGTATTCGAACCTCTGCCTTATCTTGTTCGAGTGATATCTCTAAAGTCTTAATCTTTTCAGCATTGATTTCCTTTTGTACCTTAGAAGCATCCTCACCCATTGCAATACGTCTAGCAGCTTCACGATCTAAATCTTTTAGTATCTTATCGTTTATCTTGTTTTGCTGTTGTGCAGTCTTTTCTAATTGCTTACGGTAGTTTTCACTTGCCTCTTTTGATTTATTAAAAGCATCGATAACCTCAGCGTTTGCCTTAGTAGCAAAATACATAGCTGCTGCACTTAGAGCAATAAAAGCTGTAACTATTAAACCGATTGGATTAGACATTAATACAGCATTCAAAGCCTTAAACGCTGGGATTGATTCACGTACTGATTGAACACCTTGAGCAATAGCCATAGCTGAGTTAACCTTAAGTAACGCTTCCTCGACCTTAGCACTCTCAGCTCCAAATGCACCCATAACACCCTGAGCAAGTTCAAACCCACCTGATAAACCTTGAATAGAACCACCTAGCTTTTGTGACATCGTTCCACTCATTCCATCGACAGCCATATCAACGTCAACGATGACTTTCTTCATCTTACCAATCTGCGCAGCTAACTGAGTAAACTCTTGTGTGCCTTGCTGACCAGCTGCAGCCATTTCATATAGTTGGTCTTCTAACTCACCGATGCGACCTGTTAATGGTTGAACCTCGCCATAAACATCCTCGAATGAAGCCTCTAATCTATTTAAAGATTTTACACCTTCCTCAGTTTGTACATCAACAACTATTGTTTTCTTTTCCATAACTGCTCTCGAATTGTTTGTTTAACCATCTCCTTAAATGTTTTAGGTATTTTGTACCTACCCTTTGCAATCTCAATATTTTCACTTTTAGCGTGAAACTTTGAAACTCCTAGCATATCAATTATATTCTTTATCATTCTGAAATCCTATTTTGTCTATTCTCAGTTACTCTTTGATTTGTAAATCCTGTTCCCTCAGTTATTCTAATTAGCCTACATCGAGCTTGTGTAATCGTTATGTATTGAGTAGGCAAGGTCACACCACGAACAACTATTGTTAATGGAAATGTATTTGTTCTACTAACTCCACCATTTGCGGTACAAGTAAATACAACTGTCTGTTCTCCTACTGGTGTAGTATCGTTAGGTGTTGCAAATTGAGTTTCTAAAGGTGTACCGATTGTTATTGTGGTATCGGGTGAAATACTAAAGGCAACATCTAAAGTCTGAGCAGCGCAGCTTATGTTGTAGCTTTGGTTATAATCTTGTGCGTCTCTCCAATTACTAAGTAAAACTAATTCAACCTCACCAGTCACCAAATTTTGCTTCATATCGTTAATAAGATATTTTTTATCTCTAATAATCATGCTATCATTCAATCGTATAGAAGTCATTTCGTTTAAAGGAAATAAACACTTAACGTTTAGTATTCTAGTCTTTAGATTGTAAAGATTAAGTAAGTAGCTTTCGTAATATTCTCTATACAAAGTATTGTTAACAACATCCAAGCTCAACGAACTAAACTCGCTGCCAAAGTTCAAGGTATAGTCTTCTTGTGCAAAGTTCATGTCTTGACCGAATGGAACGTAACCCGTAACTTGATCTACTGTTGTGCCATTATCAAAATAAAACGAAACGTTTATATCTTGGTAGTCATACATATATAATAAGGTAGGCTTCGGTACATAGTTCTTGTATTCAGGTTCAGTACCTAAACAAAAACCTACTTGTAGATTTGTATTTGTAAACTTATTATGTAGAGGTGTTTCAAATGGTAACTGAATAGTATAGTCACCACCATCGTAGTCAAATGTAGCTGATAAATCTGAGTATTCACGCTTGAACAAATCGAAGAACGCACGATTCATAAACGATAAACATTGCTGCCATTTAAAGTTAATATTCTTGTATAGCTTAGGTCTATTTACCGTAATACTTTCAAATGAAGTATAGGGTGTTATATCCCAATCAATACCACTATTATAATAAACATCTAAAGGTTCAATTTTAAATGTAGTTAAATCAGTCCCTGTTACAGTCAAGTTGTAAGTGTTCACAAGTCCATTAATGAAGTCTACTATCTTCATGTCAGGAGCGAGAAAAGATAAATCAGTTGTAACGGTTGTGCTTATTGATGTGTTGGATGAATCAGAATAGGTATCAATAAACAGCGTAGGGGAAGTAAATGTAAAACTTTCAAAAAGATTATAACGTAACTTATAAGTTACTGTATTAGTGAAAGTCATAGCAGCTGTTGAACGTAGCTTAAATGTTAACACCCTACTTAAACCTACTGTATTATTTTCGTTTATTATATTAAATATCTGAGTACCGTTACCTAATTGGCTAAACTGATATACGTTATTATCGTATACGTCTAAATAATAATTAATGGTTGAAGCTGTAATTATTTCAACAGTTGTGATATGTTTGGTATTCAATAATGTATCGTAAGGCGGAACAATTAAATCAGCTGGAGAAACATAACTATACTGTACCTTATTATTGTACAGTATATCAGTTGAAACTCCGCTTTCTCCAAACTGTAATTTTCTAGCTCTTGTAAAGAATTCAAATTTCTCTTTATTCTTATACCAAAGATAAGCGTGTCTAAACTGTTTAGTATCTAAGAATGAACCCGTAAAAGTTAACCCGTATTGAGTAGCTATAATATCTAGTATTGACTTAACCCTAACAGCTGGGAACAACTCACTCAAATCTATTGGTGCTGTGTTTAAACTTATATCGTTTTCATCTGCACTTCCGTACTGCCACACTCGACCTGAGCTAATCAATGGCCAACGTACATTATAGTCAGTTGTATTGAAATCAGTTTCAACCCTTGCTTGTATCTCAGCACCTGAATAAGTATGGTCTAACGTGTCATAGTCTAAATCACTTAGTTTGTCCTCTCCTACTAAGTCTTTAATGTTTACAACGTCACCATAAAACGATACAGTATAGCTATCCCCATTCGTGGATTTTATCTCAGACTTTTCAAGTTGTATCTTACCCGTTCTAAATGGAATGTGGTCTATCTCTATTCGTGCATCTCGTCTTAAGTTGTGATCTATAACACCGTCTAAATCATTCTGAAAATAGTACTCAAAGATTTGGTTGTTTCTATCTGAACAAGGAATGGTAAACGTCTGCGAGAAGTCAGTAAATACCTTGCCTATATCAGTTATATTTTGTACCGTTGAGTTGACTACAATTTGTTCATCACTGAATAAGTCTAATATTCTATTCTCTACATATATCTGAACTGATCGCATTACATTACGTTGTTTATAATATCATTAGCATAATCAAACTCCATTGAGTAGTTAATCATTTTATCGTTAATATTCTTAACTTTCTCAATTGACTTAGTTTTAATCTTAACTGGTTTGTTGTCTAATAATATAACCTCAGAAAGCATTAACTGTTGTATAGCTTCGGAGTTATTTTCTTCAACCCAACCTGTGTTAATCTTAACACTCGCATTTCCGTTAATATTCATAAACTTATTGTAACCTACCGAAGTGTTGTATATCGGTGAATCAGGCATTAGCTTCCAATCAGAACCACTTACTTCTATGTTGTCACGCTTTGCCTTGAAGAATATCAATCTTTGCCACACTCCAAACTTGTTAACGAAGTCGCATTCGATTGGTGTATATCTTGGTTCGCATTGAGCTGTGAATGTAAACGTAGCTAATGTAACTGAACCCGATGTATTGAATATGCTTAACGTGTTACCCGTTGCGATGTAAGAAGTATGAACCATTGGAACTTGCTTAATTATTCCTGACAAAGCCACGTTTGTAGTTGCTCCCGTTCCTAACTGCGTGTACCTTGCTTCTAATGTAGTTAATGAATTTACAAACACCGATACACTACCACCGTTATCATTTTCTTTAACATAGAAATCACCAGCTGATAAGAATACATTATTGTAAATAGGATTTGAACCCTCCTCGAAATAACCGTAACCATCAAAGCAAATGAACTCACTTGTAGCATTAAGTACTCCATTAAGATAAGTCTTAGCTGTGCAATAACAATAGTTAGCAACAGGAACAACCGCTTGAGATGCTATTTCAGTAAAGGAAGTATGCTCGATATAATTACGTACATAAGGTGATACATTGAAATAAACCGTTGTTGCCAATGTAGAAGGTATTGGTTTACTAAGTGTTAATGTTGGAGTACCAGGAATACTTGCTGGTGAGTTCCAAATATATAAATCACATCTTACTGAATCGTTAGCTACTCCCGTAACTGACACACTTCTAGGTGAACGTGCAAATAATTTTTCTAGTGCCATTAATCATATTTCTTTAAAGTGTATTTTAAAAACTCATCTATATCTAAACCAAATGCTTCTATAATATCATCACCTAATCTTTTATAAGCTAATTCAAAAGGTCGGGTAAAGAAAAGACTTGGTTTGATTCCATTATTGAACACTGACCTTGCGATAAGGTAGCTTAATGATTTATTAGTGATGAATCGACCTCTCTTATCTCTACCCTTAATGCCTTTTCTTTTTATCCACGCTTCAAATACTTGAGCAGGTGGTTGTTTATTCGTATAACTAAACGGTGTATTGTACTTCTTCTTTACTCCGCTTACCCCTTGGTCTTGAAACTCACCATAGATAGGCATCTCAAAACCTAATTCAAAGCTGTTCTTACTAACCTTAAGAAAGCTGTTCATGTCATTGTATAAAGTCTTGGATGCGTTCTTTTTATTCCTAGTAAGGTTTTTCCTTGCCTCGGTAATAACGTGCTTTCTAAAAGCGTTTAACTCATCCTCTACATTAGATAACATTTCTTTTCTTTAATCGTTTTATCTCTAATTTATTCTTTTGGTCTTCAAACACCAGGAAGTTTAAACAAGCTAAGACTGGTAGCTGTGTAACTCTTTCAAACTCTGTAAGGTTTCCTCTAGCGATTGCGTATATAGATTGATACCATCCCCATCTTTTGTTAAACTGTTCTTCTTCTGAGTAGCCATCTTGATCCCCTCCGTTTCCAAATAATGAAGGGTAGCCATCAGTAATTCGTTGCTTAAATTGTAAAAAAAAACCATTGCGCCCATTACAACGTCAAGTGGAGCATATTGCATAACCTCCGAATAAGTAGCAGTGCCTTCGTATGGTTCAATCTCATACTTATCGCCTTTAGTCTTGACAATCGGTCTAAACATAACAGCCATTGCTTTGTGCATATTATCCCACTCACCGATGTTTGTTTCTAAATCGATGTACTCACCGAAGCTCATATCTTCAAGCGATGGAATAAAACCAAACTCCTTGCCACCTAATTCAAATCGATGTATAAATTTCTTTTCTTCGTTAAACATTCCGTTAAGATGATCAACAGTTTCATTGATTGACTTAGCGTTAAAGTAAAGCACCTGAGATAGTTTAATCTTGCAGAATATACTAATCATCTTTTGACTAATAAACTCCTCTGAATCTTCCTTATCTACCAATCGCATAAACACCTGGTATTGTTCAAGTGTTAAGTCATTAAGTTTAGACGGTACAGTTATCTCTACATTCATATTATTATAACTTAAATTGTTTAATTTTGTTGTTAATAGATAGCATAGCTTCCTCGGTTTGGATTCTCTAGTTGATATGTAACAGCATAGCGTATAGCATCAATCGCATGGTTAAAGTTATCTATGGGAGTTTTAGATTTCTTTTCTAGCCATGAATAGTTATTAAGTTCTTTGTGTAACTCTATGCTTTCAGGATCAATAACCAAATCGTAATCTTGTAGTATTGATATACCATGAGTAACCGAACCCTGACCTTTGACAGCTTCAAGTATATTTAACCCCTTAGCTCTAAGTTCATTTATTAAACGTGGTTCAGCACTATCAGCTATTGTTAAACTATCACCAGCTACACGCTTGTTAATTTCGTATAAGTCTGAGGTGGTTAAACCCGTCTGATATAAATGCAGCTTAATGTATATCTTCTTGTTTGCTCTATCTATTGAAGTTTCAACCAATGTAGATGGATCATTGCTAAAACCGTAATCTTGACCGAATACATTTGTACCAGTATTAACGAACTCACCGATAGACCAATTGGTAAAGATAACACCTTCAGCTTTGTCAAGCCAACCACCCATGATTTGATGCTTGAACTTCTCAGGTCTATGTGATTTGATTTGTTCTATTTGGTCAAGGAATGATTTGCTTAGATTCTCAATGTTATCCAAGTAAGTTGTGTGAATATAAGTAGTATCGTTTCTCGTTAGTGTTGAACCTTCTTGAATACCTTTAGATTCAAAGAAACGATTGTAAATAAAATGCTCTTTTGTTGTCGGGTTAAGTATAAGAATTACCCTATTTTGTTTTACCTTGTGACGTATAGATAGATCAATCTTATCAAATGTATCTTCATCGGTTAACTCCTCAGCTTCATCAAGCACCCAAGTAGTTACACCTTGTAACGATTTGAGATTAGCAGTCTGAGTTCCTGAGCTGGTCTTAATACCTTTGAAGATAATCTTACTACCCGTTACAGTATTAATAATCTCATCTTTAGTTATGACAAAATTAGACTGCATTTCCATTAACTCAATCTTTTCAATGAACTCAGGAATGATTGAGATGTGAGCAGAAACTAAAGTATATCTGGTAAATAGTATAACGTGACCTTGTTCGTAAGTTAGAAGCAATAGAAATGAGGTTACACTAAAGGATTTAGAACTACCCCTACCTCCAGTTACTATGAAATATCTACTATCAGAACCGAGATTCTTGTACTTATCATTTAGAGTTACCAAACTTAAGATAATTCTTTATATCAAAATCAATTAACTCATGTTGATTGTGTACTGTTTCTTTTGGTTTGCCATAAGTATATTCAATGATCAACTTAGAAGCACTAATCTTATCCGATTGTCTTGCGTTATCATCTATAATAATATTAGCTAAACACTGAATAGCATCTAATGAATAAGGTTGCATTAAATCCTTTATTCTATTCTCTTCGTCTTTAGGCTTTCGACCTGAGTTAGGTCTTACACCACCTTTACCCGCCATTGGTTTCGTATTGGTTAATCAATCAATTCTCACTATACTGCATCTCATCAAATACCTCCTTGCTAACTTCATTAAACTCTAACAGTTTAGAATCACAATCAAAGTATATTACATAAGAATAACCCAAAACATTAAGATTTGTTTTGAGTGTTTTCCATTCTGCTAAATGTAAGTTAGGATTCACTACCGCTATGTAGTATTTCATCTTCATATACTTTCATTACTCGCTTAAGCTCATTGTGAACATCTCTAAAACAATCTGAGCAACTTGTAGAAGGTTTACTTACTTGGAACACTCTATTGTATATTTCAAGTACTTTCATTTGATTAGACGCTGTTACCTCGTTAGTGGTTGTCGCAAAATATTCAACTAACCAGTTGTACTCATGCTCAAGTAAGCATTGATTCTGACGATAAGGAAACATCTCATTGAGTTTCTCTTTACGCTTATCGCATCCACAATCTTCACCAGCTATAAATTTAACTGCCTTATCTATTCCTGTTGCCTCGGTAATCTTTGCAATAGTATCACCTAGTCCTTTACTTTTTGTTCTTGCCATTTTCGTTAATTAAGATATTTATAACCATCATCTTAGCAGCTAAGTAATGATTGTCCATAAGGTTAAATTTATCATGCTTGGTAGCTTCTACCATTTGCATCCCCGTTGTTTCTAATTGTTCCCGTAAGAACTTGTCTACTTGTTTATTCATATTAGTTCGTAATCTTTGTTAAAATAATCTTCTATATCTTCACCGACTTCTTTCTTAAGTCTTATCTTACAATTCTTAATAGTGTGAAATACTGATGTTAAGGAAATATTAGTCTCAGCTTCTATATCTCGCATTGACATCCCACTAGTCAGGTAAAGGTCAAACAGTTTAACATCGTACCAGTGCCATTGTGATTTTGATTTATCTACTTTGTTTAGTAGTTCACCGTATGCTTGTTCAGAATGTAAACTATCTATATAAGCAAAATCCCCTAAGTCTTCAATGTTTAACTTTTGAATCTTAGAGGATTGTTTCTTGTATGAAATAAATATAGATCGTAGCGTGAAATAAATGTAACCTTTATTGACCTGGTTATCCTTTACAATCTTTTCTTCGGTTGTGTAGTTTAAACATCGTAAGTACATTTCTTGTACTATATCTTCAGCATAATCATTGCAGCCCCAAGACTTGACGAGCTTAACCCATTCACTATGATGCTTCGATATGTGGTTCAACCATTTTGCGTTCACGAGGCTAATATAATCAAATTATTTTAATAACCTAAGGTTCAACATTTTTTTCAATGCGAGTTGTCCTAAAGAAATAACGAAGCAAGGCATCACGAACTAATTTATTCTTAATTATTAGAGGTATATCCATCCGTTTATGTATTGTCTTATTCACGCAACTAATGTAAGTAAAAAATCCATAACATCACCCCAATATTGAAATAAACTTGAATTTGCTTCGGTAGGATCTATTTCTAGGTGTTCGTGTACCATTGCTAGTATCTTCTTACAGCGGTTAATAGCTTCGACTAATCCATGATTCTCTACCATTTGCTGGGCTTTTAATTGTGCTGTCATGATTCTCTCAGATTATCTTCGTTTGACTGATTAAAAGAATCAAATGCGCCTTGCTCCATTTCGGACCAGTCAACATATTCGTGCATCGTTTTAGCTAGTATTTCTAAATTAACCAGGCAACGATCAACCTCATGTACAAAATCAATTGAATGAATTTTGATATAGTCATGTCGCAGCGTGAAGTCACAATAAGTTACTTCGATATCATCCTCTAATCTAATCTCGAATGCTGTTTGTGTTCCGTTAAATCCGTATAACTTCATATCACAAGTTTGTTAATGTATAAAATTTCTCTGATTTGTTCTCTTAAATAGTCAGCCATTGCATATTCTTCTGATGATGCCTCCCTATTTTGGTATATTCCATGCTTTGTAATTGACCTTAATAATTGGTCAAGCTCCAATACTGTGTGCTTCCAATCGAAAGCCTCAAGTGCTAACTTAGCATCTTCTTCCTCATCGTATTCAATTGTTATTTTCATCCGTTATATTTTTAAGTTGATTGTAAATAGATTCCGATTGTTTTCCCCAGTACATCTCACAAGTCTTACCATCAAATGGTGGTGTGAAAAAATAGCTTTGTCTATACTCACTTTTTTCAGAGGTGAATCGGTAACAATTTTCTTTAAGTGGGCAACCATCACCCGTACACATCGTTATATCAGCCATAAAAGTCCAGTTTTTTAATTAATAAACATGACAAAATCAATCAAAATTCTTCTAGTGCTTCTAATAACTCATCCGCAAATTTTACAGCGCAATATGCTATTTCATCCTCACTATATCTACCACTTGAAATTACTGATTGTAAAGCTAATCCAGCAAAGTATTCACGCTTTGTTAAACCGATATAACCACAATCATCTAAATTTGAAATTGGAAATGCACATCCTATTCCATTATCTTCAGCAATATTTCTTAATTCTTCTTTTGTTCTTTTCATCTTATTTAAATTTAATTTATTGTATAAGTAAAAGAGGGGAAAGGTTTTTATCCTTTACTGTTGGAACTCCAACACACCCCTCATAGGTTAAATGTTTCGATTAATAGTTGTACGTTTGGATCATCTCAGAAGGGAAGATCATTCTCCAATTCAATCGGTGGTGTTTGTGTTAGTGGTGCTGGAGCTTGTCCTGGTGCATCAATCTTCCAACCTTCAATCGTATTGAAATACTTTTCTTCGCCTTGTGGATTAACCCAGCATCGACCTCTCAAATTAACTCCGATTGTAACCTCTTGACCTGGTCTAATACCATCCAACAAACTACACTTATCCTGAGTAAACTGCACCTCAATTTCTTGTGGATATGTGTCACTAGTAACAACTACCAATGTACGTTTACTGAATTTGTCGCTTACTACCTGAGTAGCGTTTACTAATTTTACTTTACCTGATACTTCCATAACTTAAAAACTTAATAATTCTACTCCTTTATTCATTTGCTTATTCAATTCATGCGCTTCGTTTAACGCAATCTCACCCCATTCTTTTACCGACTTTAATACTGGCTTTGCATTCGTGCCTAAGTTAATCAAACTTTCTCTATTAATCGACCAAACCTTCAATTGTTTCATTGCTTCAGGTCTATACGATCCAAAGTATAACGTTTCTAGTTTAGGATTAACCGTAAAATAATGTACACACTGATGTACATAATCTAATGGAATCTCAACGCTTAAACAATTTTCAACGTGCTTTTTAGCTGATGGACACTTGACCTCGAAACATATAGTTTCATCCTCACTAATCGCATCAGGTGAAATGCCTATAATTGGACACTCAACTGATTGCAACCATCCCACTGATTCAACTTGAACACCAGTATACTGCATCATCTCGAATATTGCCTCAGGCTCAAGCTCGTTACCTCGTTCCATCGCAGCTGATTGGTAGCTTTCTTCGTGTACATATTGCTCAGTATATTCAGCTAACATTTCTAAATAGAGTGTATCACCTTTAGTAAATAAACCCTTTGATCGTGTACCGCCAACTTTAGCCCATCGAACTTCCATCCATTCGGGCGTTCCTTGTATTATATCTTTTCTTGTTATCATGATAATAAAGTTTTCATTTCATCTTTCTTTGCAACTACAACGCTTAAACCTTGCTCGGCTTTAGATAAGCTCATGTAACGCTCTTTTAAATCGTCTAAGCTAATTGCTCCACTTAATACATTTAATGCTGCTGTAGCGTCTAATTGTGGTGCTACGTTCAAAGCCTTACGAACTCGAACACCTCCAACTATCTGACCTTTCATTTTAACTGTAGCGTCAATGTATAGTTCAACTGTTACAGGCATCTTCCAGGTGTTCAGATTTGCACCACCATTGCACAATCTGCGGATAGTTGCGGCATTGGTTGCGTTAAGTACTAATGGCTTAATTGATTCGTTAAAGTAAGCTATATTAAAGTTACCTTTACTACCAGCTACTACTGCGCCTTGTTCGTGCCATACTTCATTAATTGTAACGATTAGAGATTGACCGTTCTCTAGCATTTCCTCTAAGTCAATTACTCCGAGGTGGTCTGATTTGTAAGCTATTCGATAGCTAACGTCTTTTGTTTTCATATAATTTATGTTTTGTTTTTACAAATATACGGTGTTTTAATATAGATGATACCATGCTATGCTAGTTTAGAATGATTCTAAATTATAGGCAATATCACATTATCAAACAAATCAAAGAAATCATCCATTCCACGAATGATATAATAGTCATTTCCATAGACTTCGTTAAGTTTCTTTTCATAGGTCTTCTGATCGTCACTTTGTCTATCCTTGTATTTGGTCTTAATGTTTTGCGCCTTAATCTCAATGCAAAACAATCGATTGTTCTTGCTTATCTCAACATCATGGTGACCTTTCTCAAACTCTGACTTTCGATAAAACGTGTTGACTTTCTGAATTTCTCTTCCTGATGGGTGTATAAGTGTTTCGGTTGTGCTGGTCCGTTTAGCAGCTGAGTCAGTAATTGAGAGCTTCAATCCTTTAGCTTTACAAAATGCTTTCAAATTTGCTTTGATTCCTTTCTCATTCGTATCGACTGCGATAGTTATGGCTCTACAGTTATCAGGGACATTAGGATATAATATACGATTCTCATCTAGTAAGATGTTATAAAAGCGGAGTTTGTTGTTTTTGGTCATAGCTCACAATGGTTAATTATTTTAACAGACTTTAAGTTCTTTGGTTTCTTTACTTGGTAATATACATTATTACAAATCCTAATAATTGACGCTCTATAAATAGCAAACATCATTTCTTTGTTTTTATAACAATCTGAAAACTCGTCACCACTTCGATTATATCTAATTACTAACTTATATGGATATTCCATATTATTAGGGTTGTAAGTCATAGTATGTCTTGCCCTGACTTTCTTCAATAGTTTTACTTTCATCTTTCTTTCAATCGTTTTATTAATAGTTCCTTTTCATTTTCTAGTAATCGTTTTTTCTCTTTACTCACCATTTCCTTAATACTTAAAATACCCAATCCTTTAGATACTTGTTCAGCGTTGTTTAGTGTTTTTTCCATGTTATATTTGTTTTTTTAAATGTATTTTATCATGACATGCTTTGCAAACTGAAACTAAATCAAATAGAATTTCATTAAATAAATGATCATAATTTTTATGATGTACTTCCGTTGCTTCTTTTTCAAGGCATCCTTGACATGTATAATTATCTCTTTTTAATACTAGTTTACGAATTTTAAACCATTCACTAGACTTAATATAAATTTGATAATTTTCTTTTCTTTTTTCATTAATTTCATCATTTTTTAATTTCATTAAATTCAATTCAGAGTTTCTATAAACTCGATATTCTTCCCAATTAGTATCAGGTAAACTTTCTTTTATTTGACCAGTATTTATTTTAAATTCAAGATTTTCTATATCTGATTTTTTGTATTTATGACTTGGTTGGTAGTCACAATTACTACATTGTTTTACTATAAACATACGATTATCAGATGTGTATTTATATCTATAAACAAGTTTATGTTCTGGGCATTTATTCTTTAGCCAATTATCATATTCAATCATCCTTCTATTTTTTTAATTAAACGTTGTATTTGTACTCTTGAAACTCCTAACAATTCAGCAACCTTTGAACGGTTAAAATGTGGATCAGCTGCATGAATGGCTTTTAATTTATCAAATGTATTTTCAACACCTTTAGATGCAGTTTTCAAA